GCTTTGGGTGTTCAGGCAAAGGGCTGAGGGCTTGTGGGTGTCGGGGGCGTTGATATGTCTAATGATGAAATCAGCGAACGGGAAATAAGAGAATTTCTTTGGAGCGAGGGGGATTTGAGCTACAAGCTTGATCCCCTTCAGATATCTATATCTGAACAAGTTCGAAGAAATTGGACCGCACATAAAAAAATAGGTGTTCTTTCGGCTAGGCAGTTAGGCAAATCATTCTGGGCAGTTACATTCGCCCTAGAGTTCTTAATCAGAAATCCCAATTCAATAGCGAGGGTAATAGCGCCGACGAAGGACAAATCAGAGGAAATTGTGGAGGATAATCTTAATGTCGTCTTAAGGGATGCGCCGCCGGGGTTTATCAATCGGCTATCAACAAAAAACAGATGGCATCTATTTAACGGATCTAGTTTGCGATTAGGAGCACTAGAGAGACAATATGTCAATAAGTCAAGGGGGGGGAATGCTAAACTAATTATTTACGAGGAGTGCGGTTTTGTGACGGGTGACGATTTCACTTACGGCGTTGATTCAGTCATTGGACCACAGCTTATCAGATCCAAGGGCCATGAGATCTTTGTTAGTTCACCATCAGATCAGCCAGATCATCCCTTGCATACAGTGATAGCACCAGCTTGCGAGGCTCATAACACGCTATTCAATTTCATGGTGTTTCAGTCTCCAAGTATCAGCGATTCAGCTTTAATCGAAGCAGCGGGGCGAACAGGTACTATCCTAGAGGTGCCATTTGTGCAGGAAATCAGGCACAGGGTTACAGGACCGGAGAAAATGACAGCTCAGCAGGTTGTGCAGGTAGCAACCCAGAGGGGCATAAACTTCACCGATGGCTTCATGCGCGAGTTTATGGCCATGGTAATAAGACCTAGTACGCTGATGGTAATTCCTGTCTTTCATGAAGCTGCAACGGTGCTAGATTTTGACGTACCGCACGTATGCAAGTGGCAGGTTGTCGTAGATTGGGGCGGCGTGCGAGATAAAACAGTGGCTTTTCTGATGACATACGAATTTAACTCAGACACAGATATGGTATGGGAAGAAAAAGTTTGGGACGAGAACACAGGTACAGACGTTATCGTTCAAGGGCTTCGGGAGTGGGATGCGTTTTTGTGCAGGGGTGAGCGCAGTAACGTGCCACCACGTTGGGCTGACGTACCGGGGCAACTTCAGGTTGATTTGCTCAATATGTTTGATTACCAAGTCCAATTGCCACCTAAGCAGGATTGGCTTGGGGCTGTGAATACGATGGCAGCTAGATTTGCGACAAAGAAGGTCAAGATCAGAAAGCGATGTAAGTTTCTTGTCGGCAGTATCAAAGCTGGGATGTTCAATAAGACGAAGACCGACTTTGCGAGGTCGATAGAGTGGGGGCATATGGATGCCCTGGCAGCTTTGATGTACGGGATTCGATGCTTAAACAGAGAAAGCCCATATGAATCACATGACGCAGTACACAACAGCAATATTTTTATTAATCCAGATGTTTTCAAAGAACAGGAGAAAAATGCTAACGATTTCGGCGGTAAGGTGTTCGGTGGAAGTGGACCTAAAAAATTTGGGAGCTATAAATAAATGAATGATTTACAGCTATCAAAGAATTTTAAGCTAAGTGAGTTCGTCTTTTCCAATGTTGCTGCTGATGCGGGTATTGATAATACCCCGACAGTAAAGCAGATAAAAAACATGACGGTATTATGTCTGACAGTATTACAACCGATCCGGGATGCCTTGGGTCCGGTTGAGATTACTAGCGGTTTCAGAAGCTCTAAGCTAAACAAGCATCCATTGGTGGGAGGTTCCCCCAATTCCCATCATAGGTGCCACAGTGGCTATGCTGCTGCTGATTTTAAAGTTCGTGGTGTATTTGTTCAGGATGTAGTGGAATGGATACGTGATTCACCTTTGCCTTTTGAGCAATTGATAAGTGAACCAACCTGGGTTCATATTTCATCTTATCTCCACAGGCCAAAACGCGAGATTATGAAAGCCACGCACGAAGGCGGCAAAATGGTATACACTCTGATATGATAGTATCGGGGGGTGAAATCATGGATTACTTAGTTTGCGGAAAATGTGGGGCGCGTGAAGATGTAAACAGGCTTAATGACTATAACTTCTGTCAGTTATGCCTTTTTTGGTATGACTATGATGAAAAATTGGACGATAGGGAGGATATAGCATGATTCCCATTTGTTTAGTTTTCTATAGCATCATGTTAATTCTATGTCTAAGTACCGAATTTCTCAGATGAGGGCAAAAATCTAGAAAATTGCCCCTAGATTTTTTAAAAGGATTGTGATGGCAAAAATAACTATATCACGGCTATTCGAAGTATCGGCGTATCTGACAACGGAAGCAGGCAAGGAGCTAAAAGAGGCTCTTGTTTATCTCTCAGAGTTCGTCGAAGTAACGATCAGAAGCTTGCGGAATGGTTTAACTTTTGTAGATAACTTTGACGTAACAGCCAAATCGGTTCAGGTCAGATCCGGGGCTGAAACTGTTATACTCACAGACGAAAAAAAACGGGTCAAAGAGGTGGTTTGTCGGCGGGTAAGTCATGATAAATACTATTTAGTTAATTCGTTTGGCTGGCGATATAACGCAAAAGGCGAGGTAGTAATAACACTCACGCTATTAGATGCCAGCGGATCTGCCATAGCCACAACGACAGACGTAAATATAGACTTGCTAGTCCATTTCGGTTAAGCTAGAAATATTACCAGTAAAATTGTTAATCCTCTACCTATGGCGAGGTCATTATGACAGATGAAACTACTGGTGCCGATGATGTCAATGAAACTGAGGACGATTCTACCCTTGATGAATCAACCGAAGATCAAGCTGACGCGGTAGACTATACGGGCACGAAGCATAAAATCAATGTTGATGGTGAAGAGCATGAAGTTCTTTATGAAGATATGTTGAAAAGCTCTCAGCTCGATAAAGCATCTTATAAACGGATGGAAGAAGCAAGCAAGTTGACCAAGCAGGTGCAACCCTTGCTAGAAATCATCAAAGCAGCTCAGGCTGGGGATACTTCAGTTTTAAGACAATTGGGGTTATCTAAAGAAGCGCTAAGGAAGTTTTCAGAAGACGAATTGATTGAAGCTCTTGAAGAAGAAGAAATGTCACCTGAAGAGAAACGGGCACTTTCTGCTGAACGGGAGCGCGATTTGCTAATGGCTCAAAATAAACAAAGTCAGGACCGTGAATTCCAGGCATATCAGAAACACTTGGAAGCAGAAGCAGCTAACCGTATCCAATCGGAATTGCAGGATGCTTTCGAACAAGCTGGAATACCGTTGAAAGGCAACCAGCGGCTAGTTTCTAGAGTATGCGAAGATAGATTGCGGCATTCTGACCTTGGCAAAAATACTACCATGGCGCAATCGCTTCAGCGATCAATTCAATCTTTAGACGACGAATACGCAGAACACGCTAAACGGGGATATGAGAAAGATCCCGATTCTTTTCTTGGTCGCCTACCCGATGGCATATCGGACGGTATACGAAAAAGGAGTTTAAAAGAGGTCGGCTCTCAATTGCCCATAGGCGGGAATGATCAATTTAATAATAAGCCCCGCAAATCTGCCAGACCTGATGATGATTTCAGAAGTTACATGAGGTCTGAAATGAAGCGCCGGGGCTAACTCTAAATGGAGGTTAGCAATGGCATACGGACCAGGAGGTTTTCCTTACACGTCAAAACGTGGCAAGGCAAAGCAGATTAGCGAATACTCATTCAATATCACAGGTGCAGCGACACAAGCACCTATCCCAATAGATGATGTCAGTTGCTTGACTGGTTGTGCAGCGGGTTCATTTACTCAAGCAATTATTGATGCTCATCTAGGAACATCTTCAGAATTTACAGCATTACAATATGACTCAACCGCACTCGGCGCTCAAGCCTTGGGTATCATTGTTGATACTGGCGGCCAGGTTGATGAATTGCTTTATATCCAGGTTGAATACGCAACAGGGACAGGGGGTGCTACAGTAGTACCTCGAAACATCCCTATTTCGACTACTCTAACCAATTCGTCTTTGACAGATGAGGCTGCTTTAGGTGCTAACGGAAATGTTGGTATCAGAGTCATATTTGACTCAAATTTTGATTCCACAGCTACAGGATCAATCCAACTTAGAGTACACTGGAGGGCCAAATAATGGGTCAGCAAACTAATACCGATGTAGTCGATTTATTTAAAGAAGTCTATGGTGATCATAATGATCTTTTACCGGATGATGGGCATCTAGCGCGTTTTATGCCTTTCTCTGAAAAAGGGAAAGTTGGTGAAAACTATAATGAATCTGTAACACTAACAAATGAATCTGGCTTTACTTTGTCAGATACAACAGACGCTTTTGAGCTGAATCCGGCGCGTGCTGGAACAGTGAAACAAGCGCAGGTCACGCCGTATATCAGTGTATTACCTTCCATCGTGCCTTGGGGCATTATCTCCCGTTCTTCTGGAGCTGGCAAAAAGGCTTTCTTTGACGCGACTAAGTATATCGTCAAGAACAACCTGGCCAGTCATTTCCGCTTACTCGAGATCTTGCGTCTATATGGCCGATCTTCAAAGCTGTTGGGGTATGTCTCCTTTGCTACGGCTACTTACCGAGGGGTTTCGTTCACTGATGGTACGGGTACACTGACTCTCAAGGATGGCAGTGAGTTGATATTCACTAACGGCGTTAACACTGCTTCAAAAACCATTCTCCTAAAGCCAGGCGATTTTGCCGCAGGTATTTGGATTGGATGGGAAGGTGTCAAAGTTAACCAGGTTAATGCGGCGGGTACGGTTGTCGCTTCTGGTTCACTTGTAGCAGTTAACGCGCCATTGGGATATATCACGGTCGATTTTACCCCAATCGCAGCGGGTACAACTACTTCCCATCGTCTATGCTTTGACGGCATGGAATCGAGTAAGGATATTGTCGGGGTTCATTCAATCCTAAGCAATACTGGTACTCTTTTCAATATTGACACAAGCGCCTATTCGCTATGGCAAGGTAACGTGGTTGATGTTGGTGCTAAGAAATTTGGTATGCAGGTGTTCCAGGATGGCATAGCTGACATGGTTAACCGTGGTGGTATGGAAGGTGATCTTGATATCTATCTCAACCCACGAAGCTGGGCTGATGTAGTGACA